ATTATTGTCACCAAAAAGGTGACAGATAGAACAATATCGGTATAATTAGGGCCATAACAACGGAGAACGGACATGGAAAACGAAACTTTTGAAAAAGACGGCAAGATCTACTGGGCAACGCCGAGTATCGAAGTGAGAGTAAACGGCATAAGAAAACTGAGTCCCTCCTACACCTTTGAAGTTTGTTGCGAAGAAATGGAGCTTGCAGACGTTATTGAGCAAGAAGTTTATCCGCAATACCACGAGGGCAAAGACGGCGAAGAAGATTACGTTAGCTACACCGCGCCTTTAGTCGTTGTAGTAAAAGAAAGGCTTTCTGTCATCAAAGACACTAGATGGTTGCCACGGGGAACCGCGTAAGCGGCGGGAGGCAGTATGACGACAACACAACTACCAGCACCCTGGCACGTCAAACACGCATCAGAGCTCAACAACCGGCAGATGGCGATGCTTCTCGAGGCCATCGCCGCCGACGCAGAGCGAGCGCCGGACATCAGTCCCAATGGCAAGAACCACAGGTACATATCAGCTGTTGGCTTAGCCGATATATTGCTCGCCGCATCCGACAGGCTCACCGAATCAGCCCGCTAACGCGGGCGCATAGTGATAGGATAAAAGTATGGAAATCAAAATAAACATGACGACCCGTGAAATCGGCTATCTGTGCCACACGGCAAGCCCGAATTTTTACCATGAGCAGTCTGATCGGTTCGAGATCATGGAAGATGAAAGCGAGCCGGTAGAAGGTGGCCAGCTATTCTGGTGTGGTACTGAATTCCTGAACGCCAAGATTGTTGCGCAGTTTTATCGTGGCTCGCTCAACGCTGACACGTCGATCATGTGGGATTTAGATCTGGAAGAATGGGTTGTTTGGGTCACGGTTGAGTCAGACGCGCCGCCAACGAGCGAAGACATACATTGAATACCAGCCCGCTAACGCGGGCTTTTTTTTGTGCGGGAAAACCCTCTGACCCTTTTACCGCATACAAACACGGTAAAATATGGCATGGCAGAAAACCCATATATAGCGTTTGTTAAGCGCTTTCGCAGTGACCCCGTCGCTTTTGTTGAGCAAGTGCTCAAGCAATCGCCCGACGCCTGGCAAAAAGAATTCCTCAATGCCATAGCATCTGGCGAGCGCAAAATCAGCGTGCGCTCTGGCCACGGCACCGGCAAATCCACGGCGAGCTCGTGGGCGATGCTGCACTTTTTGCTGACTCGCTATCCCGTCAAAGTCGTTGTAACAGCGCCGACCAGCGCGCAGTTATTCGACGCGCTGTTTGCCGAGCTCAAGCGCTGGATCAATGAGTGCCCTGTGGCGATCAAAGAGCTCTTGGAAGTGAAGAGCGACCGCGTAAGCCTAAAGGCCGCGCCGAGCGAGGCTTTCATCAGCTGTAGAACGTCCAGGGCAGAAACGCCAGAAGCGCTGCAGGGCGTTCACTCAGACAACGTGATGTTGGTGTGCGACGAAGCCTCCGGTATCCCCGAGGCGGTATTTGAGGCCGCAGCTGGCTCGATGTCAGGCGAGCACGCAACGACTGTTCTGCTCGGCAACCCGACCAGGAGCTCTGGCTTCTTCTTCGATACCCACCACCGCATGGCGGGTGATTGGTGGACGCGCAAGGTCAGCTGCATCGACTCGCCCAGGGTGAGCGAAGATTATGTGAGTGAAATGGCTGCGCGCTTTGGCGAAGAGAGCAATGCCTTTCGCGTGCGCGTGCTTGGCGAGTTTCCGCAGCGCGACGACGACACGGCAATTCCGCTCGAGCTCGTTGAAAGCGCCCAAAGGCGCGAGGTTGTTATCACGGAAGACGAGCCGATCGTGTGGGGCTTGGACGTGAGCCGCTTTGGCTCCGACCGCAGTGCCCTTTGTAAGCGCCGCGGGCGCGAGCTCATGGGCATCCAGACCTGGCAGGGCTTGGATCTTATGCAGCTATGCGGCGCCGTCGTTGCTGAGTATGAAAGCCAGCAGCCGCGAACGCAGCCGGTGCAGATCAACGTGGACTCGATTGGCCTTGGCGGTGGTGTGTGCGACCGCCTGCGTGAGCTCGGCCTGCCGGCGGTAGGTATCAACACCAGCGAGAGCCCGAGCTCCAAGGCGACGTACATCAACCTGCGCGCTGAGCTCTGGTTTAAGGTGAAAGCCTGGCTCGAGGCCCGTGACGTGTCGCTGCCCCAAGACGACGATCTGCTCGCGGAGCTCGTTAGCGCCAAGTACAAGTTCACGAGCTCCGGCAAGATGCAGCTGGAAAGCAAAGACCAGATGCGCAAGCGCGGGCTGCGCTCGCCTGACCTGGCTGACTCTTTGTGCCTGACATTTGCCAGCGACGCAATGACGCTCAGCGGCGTGATGAGCGCGGCTAGCAGCTGGCAGAAACCGCTCAGGCGAGGGCTGTCAATTACCTAGCTGGTAAAATTAACCCCCATGAAATCGGCATATATGGGGGCTCGAGTGGCGCATACAGACCAAAAGACCTATCGACGTGGCCCAGGCGGCGTGCAAGACGCTGCAAATGACATCGCCAAGATGCTCAGCAAAAAGTCGCCTGCTAAGAAGCCAAGCAAGAAGGCCAAGTAATTGGCAAAGCTGGACGGCCTAACGTCGCTAGCTGGCGGTCTGATTGATGACGCAACCCTAGCGAGCTTGCGCGCAGCTGATGCTGCAGACGCGGCTGCGAACCAAGGCATCCTTGGCTACCACGGTTCTCCATATTCTTTTGACAAATTCAGCATGGACGCCATTGGTTCTGGCGAGGGTAACCAAGCCTATGGTCGCGGGCTGTATTTTGCCGGCGATGAAAGCGTCGCTACAGAATATCGCAACGCACTTCGACACAAAAACGTCGACAAAGAAAGATCGTTAAGAGACGCGGGGATCGAAGACAGTTTAAGCGACGAGTCGCTACGGACTTTTTCTTCTGTCATATACGACGCAGCAAATCTTTCGCCCGACTTATCTCCGACGCAAATGGCCGACATAATTCAAGGTGCCAGCATTGAGTTTAGGTCTGTCCCAAAGTCAAAAATTGCGGACGCTGTATCTCGTTATCAAAACGACATGAAAGGCAGCATGTATCAGGTTCGCATTAACGCAACTGACGACGAGTTGCTTGATCTTTTCGCGCCGCTTGATGAGCAACCACCAGGCGTGCAAGCCAAGCTAGAAGCAACTGATTGGTTCGAGACTGTATCGGAAAACCTTAATCTGAACACTCGAGAAAACCCTTATGGCATGGAGTTGCTTCGCTATCTCGAAGACGACGGCCCTGATTTTGCGGCTGCAACTTTGAACAGCGCCGGTATTAAAGGGGTTAAATATCCAGATGGCAAAAGTCGTAAACGTAAAGACGGTGACGCAAAAAAAACCAGCAATTACGTTATTTTTGACGACCAATACATAACGGTTGCTAGGAAATACGGAATACCTTTAGCCGCTATGACCGCAGCAGCAGCGCCACAAGACGCTGAAGCCGGAATCGTCACAGCCTCATTGTCGCCGGTCTTGCGTGCCTCGATGGACAAAGTGTTGCGTGGCGAAGAAGTCAGCAAGCGCGAGCTCAATTCCGTTAACAAGTACCTGGGTCAAATAGCCGCTGATCGCACGGCATTTGGTAGGCGCGAACGTATGCGCATGACGCCTGGCGCGTCACCAGACGTAGACGTCATGTCGCGCGATATCATCACGCCTGAATCTATGCAGGGTGAAATGCTGGTGCCGATACAGGGTGACGCCAGTATTGCCGGTGGGATTTTGGACAATGTCGAAGGCGTGCCTTTAGACCAGGAAATATATCTGCAGGGTGGCCCTAACTACCCGCTGATGAATTCGTATGGCAACAACTTGTTGGGTTGGGCGTCCATGCGTGACGCAGCCCAAACAAAGCAAAACCAGATTACCAGGGCAGGCTTGTTAGGCGACGACGTGCGCGGCGTGTATGCGCGCATGGGTGACCTTGCGATGGACTTCAACACTATGGTCGCCGAGGCGATGGTGCGGCAATTGCCCGCTCTGCAGCTGCCGAAGAAAGAGCTCGCAAAATTTAACAGAGTCATCCGCAAGTCAGTACCTGGTTTCGCCGGCGTTGAGACGCCAGAGGGGTTGGCGCAACTGAAAGGCCAGATGGCCGTGAGTGCAAGTAACGGTGACGCCATGTCGTCAAACGATCTGCGCAAGCTGGTCGTCGGCGAAATGAAAAAGAAAGAGTACGGCAACAAAGGCTTTCCCAACTACGAAGACACAGTGCGCGCCTTGACGGAGCCAGAGCTACGCGGGCTCGAAAGAGGCGACAGTGGCTTCAGCACAATCAGAGGCATGCCTGGCGCTGATCTGCTGGATAACGCTTACCACGACACCTACTCGCACGGCATCCCTGGCATCTATGCCGGCGGGCTCGAGGAGAGTGTTCCGCTGCAAGTCATGTTTCCAGACCTATTTAGAGCCACTGGCGACAAGGTAATAACGAAAGAGAGCTCAAAGCGCTTTGGCGAGCCTCTTAACGCGCAAGAGCGTGTTGGCGCTGTGTTAATGGGCGGCGACGCTCAGAAAGCCGATCAGCAGTGGCTAGACGGCGTCATGAAATATCTTGAAGACAAAAAGAAGATGGGCCGTGCTGCAGCAATCGCAGCTGCTACGTCTTCTGGCAATGCGATGGCGATACCGCCCGAAGACATAGACATACAAAACGAGATTGATGCCCGCCGTGCCGGCGGCAGAAAGTATCGCCGCGAAAACCCGCCAAGCGGACTGCTTGCAGCGGAAGCGCAAAGCCAAGTCTTACCGCGCGCTGCAGAAGCAGGCCAGGGCTTCGTATCTGGTTTGTTGAGCGGCATAGATACGTTTGTGCAAGGAATGGCCGCACCAGATCCACGGGCCGCGATCGCGTCTCCGCAGGGCTACGGCCAGCAAATGGATAGTTTTATTCAAAACCAACAACTACCGCCGACGCAAAACCCAAATTCCATGATGAGCACGCCTGCGATGCGCGGCCTGCTAGACCAGCAGTACATGGAAGACCCAGCTGAGCGCGCTGCTTTTCGCGCGCCGTTTGAGGCATTTGGCGGCCTATTGGCACCTTACGGAATATAACGATGGCAGAACTATACGACGACGAAGAATTTATTGAAGAAGACATGAGCATGGACGCAGAAGAGGTGCAGGCCGCTATTACGCTTGCCATCGAAGATGCCGTGGACTTCATCGACAACACCATCTCGCCAGTGCGCGCAGAGGCAGCCGAGTATTACGCCGGCGAGCCCCTGGGCAACGAAGAAGAGGGCCGCAGCACCGCACAAACGATGGATGTACGCGATACCGTACAGGCGATGCTGCCGTCTCTTATGCGCATTTTCTGTGGCTCTGATCACGTCGTGGAATACGCACCGACCGGCCCTGAAGACGTCGAGATGGCCAAGCAGGCGACCGACTACGTCAATTACGTACTGAACCAGGATCAAGACCAGAGCTATATCGAGATCATATACGCCACGATGAAAGACGCGCTGGTGAAGGGCTCTGGCTTTATCAAGTATTGCTACGACGAGTCAGAGAAGACGCAGAGCTACGAGCTCGAGAACCTGGATGACCAGGCTCTGGCTGCGCTTAACAGCAACCCAGACGTTGAGATCGACATGCTCAAGAGCATGACGTCGAGCGACAA